GAACCCGATTCCGGCCTTGACACGATCGAAAAGAAAGTGGAAGGCATGATCCAGAGCCTTGAAACCGTGAAGAACGACTATGTCAGAGGTATTCCGAGAAGCATTATGCGTCTTGTGTGTTCCCCTTCCTTCTACGGTGAGATCAGAAACTATCTGGACAAGAGCGCGAACAACGCCAACGTCGACACAGCGGCCGAAGACTTCGCGATCTTCCACGGCGTAAGAACTTATTCCAGCGTTTACCTTCCTGACGGAATTGACGCGGTTCTGATGATCGAAGGCGCTGTCGCACAGCCTGTCGTGACTTATCCTTACAAGGACCCTGAAAAGATTCCGCTTTCCAACGATTACGGAATCGCTATGTTCTACGACTACGGCACAAAGGCGCTTACCCCTGACCTGATTTTTTTTTATGAGAAGGGGGCCGGAAGTCTTGGAACCTTGACAGTGACTTCTGCTGATTCCGAAACAGCCGGAAAAACAGTGATCAGCGTCGCTGAAACTCCGCTTCCTGGACGTAAGCTGGTTTATAAGACCGCCGCTTCTACTGCACCGGCTGTAACTTATAATGACGTTCTGACAACCGGCTGGACCGATCTTCCCGCTGATGGTGAAATCACAGCAACCAACGGCCACAAGATCACCGTTGCCGAAATCGACGTCGACGACAAAAAAGCGAAGAAGGCTGGAAATACGGCTATCGTCGTTGAGTAATTGTCTAACGAAAGGCGGTGAACGGCGTGTTAAACCAGATACTTCAAGCCCTGGAAGGCCTGGGGATAGACCAAAACGAAGCCCTTCGAATCCTCATGTCTTCGGAAGACAGGCTGTCGAAGGTCAAGTTGCTTCTTGGTATCACCGAGGAAGACCAGGACGAAATCCTTCTGTTCGTTATCCAGACGATCGAAGACCAGGTCCTTTCCTACATCAACCAGGAAGCACTTCCCGCGCCGCTTGAAAGGGTCCTGGTGGTCATGGCCGTCAGCTATTACAAAGCCGCCGGTCTTGGCAATACACAGGCCGCCGTCGGTCCGGTGGCGTCCGTGAAGCGTGGTGACGTTTCGACGTCATTCGCCAATGCTTCCGGCGCTTCCGGATCGGCCCAGACTTTTAACTTGGGCGAAGATAGCGGCGAACTATTCGGCTGGAAGACAGTCCTGAATGAATATCGAAAATTAAGGTGGTGATCAGACATGGGATTCGGAAACACTTCCGCTGAACGGGTGGCCATAGAACGAACCTATGAAGACACCGCCGAGGTATCAAGAACAGTGCCACAGACAGGAGCGAACAACATCACGAAGTCCGTTCCTTCTGTGGTCTATTCTTCTATCATTTGCGCGCTTTCACATACAGGTTCCGACAAAAGCCAGCAAACGGAAGCGCAAAACAGAATTGACTATGACGCAGTAATATTCGCCGGCCCTGATCTGTTGATCCGCCCAGGCGATCGCATATCACTAAAAAGGTTCGGCCGGAACAACCTAGAAAGTCCTATCGTCTACGAATTTGAAGTCGTGGGACGGCCTTCTGTGTATGCGACACATCAGGAAATCAAGGTAAAGGACGGTGATCTGTCGTGAGTGTTGACAACAGCGGCATGATCGAATTCCAGCGCCAGCTTGAAGCGTTGAAAAACGACATTCCTGACATCATGGAAGAACTGATCGTCGGCGAAGGCGTCTATGCCGTGAAACAGGCGAAGCTGATCTGTAAGAACGACCGCCCTGACATTGTCAACAATGGCGATTATAGAAACAACTTCCACGCCGGGAACAAGGCGCTGACGCACAGCAACAACAAAGATCACGACGGAAGCAAGCCACAGAGGACAGGAAAGGCGTACAGAATCGACGTCTATAATAACCTGGACTATGCGAAGCCCCTTGAATATGGGTTCAGAAGTCACTTTGTACCCGGTCACTGGGACGGCCGAACCTTCGTCTATCAACGAAACGATCCGGAAGGCGGAATGTACGTCGGGCCATATAAAGGCTATGTCCGTGGTCACTTCACGCTTCGCAGAGCAATAAAGCGAACGAAGGACACCCAGGACGCACGACTGAACCGAAAAATCAACCGGATCATAAAAGAAAGGCTGACGCCTGGCGGGTCCGGTTAAGGAGGAATGCGAATGACAGTGAATAACTTCATAGAAGCCATTGCTTCAAAACTGGCCGAACTGTGGCCAGACAGGAAGGTCTTCGTCGATAAGATTCCAAAGGACGCAGACGGGAACTTCTTCGTCGGAACCATAGAAACAGGCCAGGATAAGAAACTGGGCCGCCGAAGAACAAGGTCATATCAGTTCGAAGTCCTCTATTTCTTGAAGACTAATGACAACATGGTCTTTAACGCCTGGGCTGAATCCATGTTCGACAATTTTGAAGCCCTGGACGTCGTCGAGAGCGGCGAACAGACCCGAAGGGTTATCCTATCGGGCCACGAAGCCAGGAAAGACGAAGCCGGGGTCTTTCAATTCGTTTTCGACGCTGACTTCCATATCGTCATAGCACCGGAAGCGTACGATCCTATGGAAAGCCTTGAACAGAAGGAGGAATTGAAATAATGGCAACCAAAAAGAAAACAGCCGCCACGGTAGACCAGCCGAAAGCGGCTGAACCTAAATTCACGAAGGAACAACTGGTCAAAAGTAAGGCTTTCAGCCAGCACAAGGACACCCTGAACGCTATCCTGGAAGCCGGCAAAACGTATACGAAAGAACAGGCCGAAAGGCTTGTTTCTGAATTTCTTGAAAGAAAGGTGTGATTCTAAATGGCCCCTATCGGTGGTGGTACTTTTACAGTACAAAATAAAATCCTTCCCGGCGCTTATATCAATTTCGTAAGCCTGGGAAGCACGGCCAGACTTGGATCGCGTGGCATTGTTGCCCTTCCCCTTGAACTGAACTGGGGACCTGAAAACGAGGTCTTTTCAGTGACAGCGGAGGACTTCAACAAAACGGCGATCGACGTCTTTGGCTATGATCCTACGGCCGCCCCCCTTCTTCTGGTCAGGGAAGCGCTGAAACGCGCGAAGAACCTTCTTGTCTACCGTGTGAATTCCGGTGGCGATAAGGCGACGAAGACGATCGGAGGAATGGCGGTAACGGCTAAATATGGCGGAACCAGAGGAAACGACATTCGTGTCGCTATCCTTACAAACGCAGACGACGCCCTGAAAGTTGACGTCGTGACCTATCTTGACGGAATGGAAGTCGATTCCCAGACCGTCGTTGCAAGCACCGGATCGGCAAATCTGGTCGACAATAAGTTCGTGACCTTCGGATCGGCTGAAACGCTTACGGCGGCAACTGCAACAGCATTGACCGGCGGAACGAACGGCACAGCGAACGGCGCGGCTTATTCGGCCTTCCTGAACGCGATTGAGGTCGAAACCTTCAACGTGATCGGCTATCCTGGCACAGACGAAACGATCAAGGCCCTTATGGTGGCTTTTGTCAAGCGCTTGCGCTATGACGAAGGAAAGAAGATCGTCGGCGTACTCTATCAGTACGACAGCGACGACATAGGCCTGATCAATGTCAAGAACGGCGTCGTTCTTTCTGACGGAACCACAATCACAGGCGACAAGGCCGTCGCATGGGTGGCCGGGGCTTCCGCTGGCGCAGAAGTCAACGAATCCCTAACCAATACCGCGTATGACGGAGCCGTTGACGTCGACATCAAATACACGAAAAGCCAGTTCGAAGCGGCTATCAGAGCCGGCGAATTCGTATTCTATGCTGATAACGGAAAGGCCCGTGTCTTGACTGACATCAACAGCCTTGTTACCTTCGGCGAAGGCGTTTCCGAAGACTGGACTTCGAACCGTGTTGTCCGTGTTATGGACGGCTGGGCGAATGACGTCGCAAGAATCTTCGGCGAAAGTTATATCGGGCTTGTCACAAACAGCGACACGGGCCGCCAGCTTTTCAAGGCTGACCTTGTTTCACTTGCTACGCAGTACCAGGCGATCGACGCGATCAGCAATTTCGAAAGCGCCGACATCACCATACAACAAGGCGTCGGGAAGCGTGACGTCGCCGTGAATTGCGCGTTACAGCCGAACGACAGCATGGAAAAGCTGTATATGACCGTTACGGTCAACTAATGGAAGGAGTGAAGCGAAATGAAAACCTTGAACGCGCCGGATACCATTTCCGGCAAGGAAGGCAGAGCATACGCGAAGATCAACGGGAACAATGAAGAATTGTTCTTCGCAAAATCGGTCGAAGCGAATGTCGATAAAAACAAGTCCGAAGTCAAGTCGATCGGAAAGCGCATGACCGGACACAAAGTGACCGGCCTGAATGGTACTGGGTCCATGACCCTTTACTATCTGACCCCGCTTTTCCGTTCCATGATCGCGGACTATAAGAAAACAGGCGTCGATCTGTACTTCGATATGGTGATCGAGAATGAAGACCCGCAGTCTTCCGCCGGGAAACAGTCAATCCTTCTCATGGGCTGTAATATTGATTCGACTGTCCTTGCAAAGCTGGACGGCGATTCTGACGATCCCCTTGAAGAAGACACAGACTTCACTTTCGAAGACTTCGACATTCTGACGCCTTTCAATAAATTCTAAAAAAGGAGGACCAAACAATGGGCAAACTTACAGACTTTTTACTGGAACAGGAAGTTGAAGCCACTGTCGAAACTACGGTGGAAATCAAGCCGTTTCCGTTTCCCTTCGTTATCAGGTCGATCACGGAGGGCGAAAACAAGGCAATCAGGAAATCGTGTCAAAGGGTGACATTCGACAAGAAGACACACCAGAGGAACACTGAAACCGACACGGACCTTTATAATAACCGCCTTGTGATCGCTTGCTGTGTGGACCCGAACTTCAAGGACGCCGAACTTCAAGCGAAATATGGCGTCATGGGGGCGGAAGACCTTATCGACAAGATTCTGAATCCTGGCCAATTCACCGATCTTCTTCTTGCAATTCAGGAGGTCAACGGCTTTTCGACCGACATCAATGAATTGAGGGAAGAAGCAAAAAACTAATAACGGGGGGCGGAAATGACGCGGAAGCCGACGGTGAAGCTGTCTACGCTCATTACGCCCTCCACCGTTTGAAAATACTGCCTGGCGCGCTCATGGCGCTTCCGATCCGTGAACGCGCCTTTATTTATGCGTCCATTGACCTTCAAGTCGAGAAGGAAAAAAAGGAAGCCGCCAGGGCAAAACGCCACGGCAAGAAAGGAAGGTGATCCATTGTGGCCGGTGTATCTACCAGTTTAGCAATACATGACAGAATGACCAGCGCCTTGAACAGAATCACAAGCGCCGTTTCGCGCACTAATAGAGCGCTGGAAACCACGGATCGCTTGACCGATCAAGTCAACCCTGGCGATACTTTCAGCCGAAGCACGACCGCGATCGGGAACGCTACACAGCAAGTCGAACAGTTCAATAGGCGACAGAACGAAGCCGGAAACGGAGCGAATAACATCAAAAACGCTTGGGGCGGCGTCGGTAGGCTTATAAAAACCGCCGTCGCCGCCTTTAGCATTAAGCAGATCATAGGCCTGGCCGACAGCATGACGCAGACGACCGCGCGCCTTGATCTGATGAATGACGGATTGCAGACCACGGCCGAACTTCAAGACATGATCATGAAGTCAGCCAATAGGTCCCGCGCTTCATACCAGGCAACGGCCGACGCCGTGTCAAAAATGGGTATCATGGCGAAGGACGCGTTCAGTTCAAACGAAGAACTGATCGCATTTTCAGAACTTATCAACAAACAATTCACAATCGCCGGAACTTCGGCCGCCGGTGTGGACGCGGCTATGTTACAGCTTACGCAAGCCATGTCTTCCGGGGTCCTTCGTGGTGAGGAATTGAACAGCGTATTCGAACAAGCACCGACAATCATTCAGACGATCGCTGACTATCTGGGTGTACCGATCGGGAAAATCCGTGAAATGGCCGCCGAAGGTCAGATCACTTCGACGATCGTTAAAAACGCCATGCTATCGTCAGCGGACGAAATCAACGCAAAGTTTCAAGCCATGCCTATGACCTTTTCACAGGTAGGAACAATATTAGGCAATATGCTTCTTCAAACCTTCCAGCCGGTGATCCAGGTTATAGGCCAGGGCGCCCAGTGGATATATGACAACTGGTCGACGATTGAACCTATATTCTGGGGTCTTGTGGCCGCTGTGGGCGCTTATGCGATCATGACCGGAATATGGACCGCTGTCACCTGGTTACAAGTGGCGGCGAACAGGGCGCTTCTTGCTTCTATGCTGACGAACCCGATCCTGTGGATTGCGATTGCGATCGGCGTCATTATTGCGCTGATCTATAAATGGATTCAGTCCGTCGGTGGCTTGCGTGTCGCCTGGCTGATCGTCTGCAACGCCCTTCTGACCGCCTGGGACTGGGTACAGATCGGATTCATGACCGGCGTTTACTGGGTCATGGATATGTGGAATAAGTTACAGCTTGCCTTTATGACGGCCGGCGTGAATATCACTAATTTCATGGGCGACATGAAGGCGAACGTCCTGATGATCCTTCAAAATATGGTCAACGGGGCAATCAAGATTATAAACGGCTTCATATCCATGTTGAACAAGATTCCAGGCGTCAGCATTGATCTGATCCAGGACGTGACCTTCGGAACGACGGCACAGCTTGAAAATGAAGCGGCAAAACAAACCAGGAACCAGGGCCTTGAAGCCTATCGGTCCCAGATCGAAAGCCAGATCGCAGACCGCGACGCGAAGCTGAATCAAATGAAAACGGCCGCGAACGTGGCCACAGCACAGCGCCAGGCAGAGATCGCAACAGCAAAAGCAGACGCCGCGAACAAGAAGGCCGCTGAAAATGAAGACATCATGAGTAAGTTTTCCGGAAGCACAGATATTCCGAACGTGGGAAGCGTCGACGAAGTCGGAAAGATCAAGGACGACGTCAACATTGCAGACGAAGACCTGAAATTCTTCCGTGACGTTGCCGAAATGCGCTACGTTCAGAATTTCGTTACCCTGACCCCGACGGTGGCCGTTGACGCGAAGATCAGCGAAAAGGTCGACGTCGACGAAGTGATCGGACGGATCGAATCGAAGCTGGAAGACGAATTCGTCGCGGCGGCGGAAGGAGTGTATTCATAATGGCCTATAAAATGACCCTGATCATAGAAGGCCGGGAAATCACAATCCCGGTCCTTCCTGAAAAAATTTCGGTCCAGGCCGCCGGCAAGAACGACAAAACAACCGTGATTGAACTTGGTGAAATCAATATCCTTCGGCAGAAAGGCCTTCGTGAAGTGTCATGGAAATCATTCTTCCCGGCACATTCGGCGCCCTATGTCACGGGATCAGTCAAGGAACCGATTGAAATTGTCAGAGCGATAGAGGGATCGCGCGAAAGCGCGTCCCCTATTCGCTTTTTAATTACCGGAACAGACCTGGACATCAATCTTCGCTTCGGCGTGGAATCATTCACCTATGAAGAACGCGGCGGAGAAGTTGGTGATCTTTACTATGAAATAAAGCTGGTCGAATGGAAGGACTATTCACCGAAAAGAATTGTTCTTCCAGCACCGAAGCCAGCAGCGGCCGTCGTGGCCACAGCCAAAGAGCCGGACCGAACAGGAACACCGGCGCCGGCAAAGACACACACTGTCGTTCGCGGTGATTGTCTGTGGGCGATCGCAAAAAAGTATTACAACGACGGAAGCCGTTATCCTGAAATCTATAACGCTAATAAGGCGACGATAGACGCACGCAACAAGGGAACCGGAAACCCGAAATATACTATCTATCCAGGACAGGTCTTCACGTTGCCATGATTAGCGTACTTTACCAGAACATAAAGACAGGCGAAGCGTTCGACGTGACTTCCCTTGTTTCGGCGGCGAAATGGACCACGAAGCGGACCGGTTCCCCCGCTTCCGTCGAACTGACTGTCATTGTTGACGATAGCGTCGCCTGGGACCACGGCGGGATCGTGGCCATAAAGGACGGAAACACAGGCGTCTTCTATGGCTATGTTTTTAAGCTGTCCAGGTCCGAAAAGGGCGAAATTTCGGTCACAGCGTACGATCAAACCAGGTACTTGAAGAATAAAGACACTTACGTCTTCGAAGGAAAACGGGCGGATCAGATCGCCGCACAGATAGCGGCAGACTTCCAGATCAAGACCGGGACGCTTGCTAATACAGGATATGTCATTCCTTCAATGGTTGAAGACAATCAGACCCTTTTTGACATCATTCTGAAAGCCCTGGACAAGACGCTGATCAATACTGGAAAAATGTTTTATCTATGGGACGACTTCGGAAGTCTTCGAATTTCAAACGTCGAAGATTCGAAGCTGGACCTTTTCGTCGGTGATTCAAGTCTGGCCACTGGCTACACCTACGCGTCAGACATTGACACCGAAACCTATAACAAGATCAAGCTGGTCCGCGATAATAAGGACACCGGCAAACGCGACGTTTATATATTCCAGGATTCCAACACAATGAAGTTCTGGGGTATCCTTCAAAACTTCGAAAAGCTGGACGACAGCCTGAACGAAGCCCAGATCAAAGAACGCGGCGAAATGATGATCGAACTTTATAACCGCCCGAAGCGGTCGTTCGAAGTCAACGCCCTTTCCGATCTGTCAGTCCGCGCCGGCCGCGCTTTATTTATAGGCCTTGCGGAAATCGGCGTCAAGCAGTTCTTCATTGTCGAAGAAGCCAGTCATGACCTTGTAAAAGGCACTATGAATCTAAAATTGAGGGTGGTGTGATATGGCGTTACTTGAAACTATGAAAAAGGTCGCAGAGCAAACCGGACAGGCTGGATCGCCGACGGCCTTCATGTTCGGGACCGTGAAAACGGTCAATCCTCTTGTGATCCGCGTCGACAACCGTTTCGACATAGGCGAAAAACAGATCGTCCTGATGAAAGAATTCAGGTCTGGCGGCTATTCGACGCACAAGCACACGATCAATCCACACGATCACACCGTACCGGCACATAACACAGAAACCGCCGACAGCCATTCCCACGGCGTACAGGCGTTAGAAACGAGCCAGACAGGACTTGAAACCGCCCAGGAAATCTATTTCGGACTATCCCCCGGCGATAAGGTGGTCCTTTTAAGGAATCAGGGCGGTCAAGAATTTCTGGTTCTTGGAAGGGTGTGATTTTATGGCATTGATACCGAATGCGGCGTCGGTCACTATTGGCCAGAACGTCGAAGTGGTCGAACAGAAAGACCAGACATCAAGAACGTATAAGATAGACTTTTCGGCAAAGCGCGTCGGCGGATATGTGGACGAAATCGACGCCATGAAACAGGCGATCATGAAAATTCTTCAATCGGAGCGTTTTCTATACCTGATCTATTCCTGGAACTATGGAATTGAAATGCGCGCCATTGTCGGAAAAAGCTATCAAGTGATAGCAAGTGAAATCAAGCGGATTCTTCGTGAAGCCTTACTTGAAGACCGCCGGATCACGGACGTTTATGACGTCAGCTACAAGCAGATTGACAAAAGAACGCTTTCGGTCGAATTTACGGCGTCGACGGTATTCGGTGAAGTAAGCATTGAAACGGAGGTAAGCGCGAATGTATGAAAACATGACATTTGAAAACATCATGGACCGCTGTCTGTCGCGTGTGTCCGATTCGGTCGACAAGCGCGAAGGGTCAGTCATTTATGACGCGATCGCACCGGCGGCGGCCGAACTGGCGATCATGTATATAGAACTTGGAACTATCATGGACCGCGCCTTCCCAGATACAGCGGCAGACGTTGACCTGACGAAAAAAACCCAGGAAAGGGGTGTGTTCAGACAACCGGCAACCTTTGCCGTCCGAAAAGGATATTTCGAAAACGCCCAGGGTGGCGGATTTGAAGTTCCAATCGGAACCCGCTTTTCTGGTGGCGACATCAATTACACAGTCACCGAGAGGATCGCGGCTGGCCAGTTTAAACTGACGGCAGAAACAGCCGGAACTGTCGGGAATGTGTACTTTGGAACACTATTTCCGATCGACTTTGTTGACGGTCTGGCGTCCGCTACACTTGCCGACGTCCTGATCCCAGGCGAAGACGAAGAAACAGACGACGACCTTCGTCAGCGTTATTATGAAACGCTGGACAGCCAGGCCTTCGGCGGGAATATTGCCGACTACAAGAAGAAGGTCGAACTGTTACAAGGCGTCGGGGCCGTGAAGGTCATTCCTGTCTGGAATGGCGGCGGAACCGTGAAGATTATTCTTCTTGACAGCGAATGGGGCGTCCCTTCCTCCGAACTGGTGGAAGCGGTACAGGCTGACGTTGATCCAGTGGGACACCGGGGCGAAGGTCTTGGAATTGCACCGATCGGCCACGTCGTGACCGTTTCTGGCGTTACAGGCGTAACGATAGACGTATCCTTTACGCTGACCTTTGCTTCCGGTGTTACCTGGGAAAGCGTACAGACGGAAGTCCAGGCGGCAATCCAGAACTATTTCGAAGACCTGGCTAAAGTGTGGGCCGACAGTGAAAGCCTGATCATCCGCGTCAGCCAGATTGAAACGAAGATTTTGAACGTCGAAGGCGTGATCGACATTACGGGAACCACAATCAACGGCGGAACGGCGAATATTTCACTTGACGCTGATTCGATTCCTGTCCTGGGGGTGGTGACGAATGGAGCTTCTTAATTATTGGCCGCGCTATGTCCAGGAATTGATCGAATTCCAGCAGATCGCGAACGGGCTTCAACCTGAATTCGAAAAGGCCGCCCAGGACGTCAGGAAGGCGCCAGAAGACTTTTTCCTGGTTAGCCTGTCCGATTATGGGTGTAAACGCTGGGAAGCGATTCTGGGCCTTTCTGTGGCTTCTGGCGACACTTTGGAAACAAGGCGTCAAAGAATCCTTTTGAAGTACCTTGACCAGCTTCCCTATACCTACAAAAGCCTTTTGAAGTATCTATCCACTGTCAGCCAGGACTTCGCTGTCAACCTGGACAACGACGCGTATGAATTATTTATCCGGATCGTGCTTTCCGGATACGATCAGCGCGACGCCCTGGTGGCTGTGCTGGGTAAAATGATCCCGGCAAACCTGGTCCTTAAAATGCAGACGCAAATTCCACAGACGATCCTTCGGCCGGCTTTCGTCTTGTGTTCGGCGACTGTAAGCATAAATAAGCACGAACATATTCCACAAGGAGGTTAAACAATGGCACGTTTTAGATCAACAATCACCGACAGGGGAAGCGAAGTTCTGACCCAGATGATCGCGTCCGGATCACAGCTTCAAGTCGTGAGAGCGGCAAGCGGCGACGGGATACCAGAAACAAGCCCGAACACATTGTCCGCCCTTGTTTCACCCGTTTCCGTTAATACACAGGTTCAGGCGAAAGAATTTATCGCCGGCGATCCTTCTATCATGAAAATTCCGGTCCAGGTTACGAACGCCGGGCTTGAATCTTCTGTCTGGATCAGGGAAGTCGGAATCTTCGCCCTGGACGCCGACAATGTCGAATTCCTTTTCGCTTATTCATGGCTTGACGGTGAAGACAGCGACAACATACTTCCGCCGTCTTCCTTCCTGGGTGAAATCGAAGAAATGGCCGACACGGTCCACATTCACGACGTCGCGATCTTCGTCACGAACCAGGAAAACAGTGCCGTTTCCGTACAGGTCGGGGCTTCTTCCTTCGTGACTTCGGCACAAATGACAGCCTATGCGGCGCCGCTGGTCCATACACAGGCGGCCGGAACTATTATTGAATCTTCTGGCCAGTCCGTCGAAGAAGTTCAGCGCCGTCAAGATTACGACATTCAGGCGATCAAGGAACAGCTTGACACCGGATTCACAGGAACCACCGTGACCCACACATTCGCGTCCGGTCAATTATCACAATGGAAAGGTTATGACGGAACAGGGCTTCCGGAAGGAATCCTGGACACGTCGAACAACAGGCTTTATCTATGACGAAATTCGCCTGTAAGCCGTCCGAAACGTCTTGCCTTATATCATGTCTATTCGTCGAATTACGGCCAGTCTGTGGCCACTGTGGCGGCGACAG